GGCTACGATTCAATCGCTTTGACAGCACAGGCTGGCATCACGGCTGCTGAATACGATTGGAAGCAGTACGCTGCTTCTATCGCAATCAGCGGTATTGAAGAAGCCAAGAACAACGGTGAACAGGAAATCATTAACCTGTTGGAAGCCAAAATCATGCAGGCTGAAGAGTCCATGCGTGAAGGTTTCAACCAAATGTTCTTCGCAGACGGAACTGGCAACAGTGGCAAGGACTGGAACGGTCTTGGTAACTTGGTTGAGGCTTCGGGAACTGTTGGCGGTATTAACCGTGCAACGACTGGTAACGAGTACTGGCGTTCATACGAGGAGAACACCGCAACTGCGTTGACTCTTGCTCAAATGTCCACTGCTTACAACAGCGTTTCTGTTGGTAACGACCACCCTGACATGGTTCTGACAACTCAGACTTTGTTTGAAAAGTATGAGGCTCTTTTGCAGCCACAACTTCGTTACACCGACACCAAGACAGCAGATGCTGGTTTCCAAAACCTGTTGTTTAAGGCTGCTCCTGTTGTTTACGATGAGCATTGCACCGCTGGTATTGTGTACTTCTTGAACAGCAAGTACCTGACCTTGGTTGGTCACTCAGGCAAGTGGTTTGAACAGACCGCTTTTGTTCGCCCTGAGGACTTGGATGCTCGTTACGCACTCATCATGTGCTACGGCAACTTGACCTGTCGCAACGCTGCGAAGCAAGGCAAGTTGACCGCCAAGACGGCGTAAGTTAACCGATTATGGCGATGGGGGCGCAAGCCCCCATTTCCAACTTATTAAAAAAAAAACTTTAAAATTTAGGAGAAAAAAATGCCACTAAAATCAAACGACAATGGTGCAATTGACCGTACACGACTCGCCGCTTGGGCAGCCAAGGAAGAGTTGGTATCGGTAGTTGCAGCAACTGACGCAGCAACCGTACAAGCAGCAGCAACTCTTGCTGGTGCAGGAACTACACTGTACACGATGACCCCAACGGCAAGCCGTACCTTGACCACACCAACTGGTGCGGAACTTGGTGCAGCGTTCACAGATGAGGGTGTCGGTTCAAGTTTCCGTTTCACCGTTGTCAACGCCGCAGCAGCAACCCACCCAATCGTGGTAACTGCTGGTGCTTCGGGTGTAACACTTGTTGGTGTAGCAGCAACCTTCTCGGTTGCAGCAGCATCATCTGCATCGTATATTGCAGTGTTTACTGCAGCGAACACGGTAAGCATCTACCGAGCATAATTCCTACCATTTAGGAACATTAATCATAATGGTGGGAGGCAGAAACCTCCCACCATTATTTATATCTAGGAGTATTTATGCCAGTTAAATATAACATTTTGTCCAGTCATGCTGACGCTAAACCGAAAGCGGGGACAGTTACATCTAACTATCCGCCGAAGTCGGCTAAGTCGGGTAAGTCCAAGAAGTCTAAGAAGTCTAAGGGTGGCTACTAATGCGCAAACCTGCTATTACTGGTTTGTCCAAGCCGCAAGGTCTTGATGATTTAATTAAACCTCTTGCCAAAGAGGCTATTAAAAAGGCTAAGAAACCTGCCAAAAAAATGTTGAAGGATGTTCCTGATAAAAACTATAAAAAGAATCCTTATAACTCTAAGGGTGGTTTGACCAAGAATTACAAAGATTATGTTATGCGTAACAGTAAGGGAGACTATTAATCATGGCTGCCAAAAAGCGAGCAATTGAAGCCCGTGTGGGTCACACACAAGGTCTTGACGATATTGGCAAAGGTATTATAAAGTTTGCTGAAAAAACTGCCAACAAAGTTCATCGTGGAAAAGTTTATATAAAGGTTCGCAAAGAACTAAAAAGTGAACCTGATAAGGTAATTCGTGAAATCCGTAAGGACATGTATTTGCCAGCGAAAAAAGGTACTTACGCCAATCCCTATAGCAGTAAATCACTGCCTAAAAAAGTTAAAAAGAGTGTAATGAAGGGAATAAAGTAATGGCTAAGCCTAAGGGTTATTTTGATGATATTATGAAGGCAGCCCGTAAGGCTGCTGCTGCTGGTAAAGATAAAGTTGCTGCCGATTTGCGCAGAAAAGCAAACATGGTTGCCGAGGACACTATGCGTTCCAACCGTGGTAAACAAAGAATGATTAAGGAATGGGATTCACGAATTGGAAGATTTGATTATTCGGTTGCTGATGCACAGCAGGCAAAGAGCGTTTCTGCAAGACTTCGTGAAGAAGCCCGTCAGCGTGGACTTAAAGCCAAGTCACAAAAAATTGGCAAAAAAGAACAAGCAAATGTTCGTCAGTCGCTTGAACAGGCTGCGAAGCGTGATGACATGGCTAAAGCCCGCAAGGCTGCTGGTGGACGGAACAACCCGAACGCTGTGAAGGCTAGACAGAAGAAGGCTGCTAACGCTCGTAAGGCTGCTAAGCCGAAACCTGCTGCTGGTGGTGCTGGTAAAGGTCCGAAGAATCCTAAGAAAACTGGTACTGCTTCAGCACCTAAGGGTCCTAAGAAGCCACGCAGTTAGTAATGGCTATGGCTAAGCCGAAGAAGAAGGCTGCTGGTATTTCTCGGGATGATTTAACAAAGTTTTTGTTAAACAATCTTGTCGGTGCTGAGTCGTTGGCTTTGGGTAAACAGGCTGCCGATTTGGATACTCCACGGAACACTCAGGGTAGTATGGCTAATCAGTTTGGTGCTGCTGGTATGAATGATTATGCTCGCAAGTTGTTGGCTCAACTTGGGTTGGCTGGTCAGGCTGTTGCTAAAAGCAATGTTGCCGATTTTGTTGGTGTTAAAGATGCCGCCAAGTTTTCCGAAAAGGGTAAACCTGAGGATGCTTTGATGGCTATGTTAAGTGTTGCGCCTATTGGTTTGGGTAAGGTTGGTAAGCGTCTTAAAAAGACTGGTGCCACTGGGGCTAAGGTTGTTGGCGGCATTTTGCCTAATGATATTAAGAATTTGTTGCGTATTCTTAGCGGCGGTCAAGACCAGTAATTCAAGGAACATATACGCTATTTGTATATGATTAAGAACTCTGTCCCTGCTCACACCCTTTATGGGGAACCTCAAACTGGTTCCCGTTTGGCTATTATCCAAACGGGGTCTAGATTGGCTGCACCTAGTGGACCGTACATTGGTCGTGGCGACAAATGTACGGCTAACGATGATTCCTGTGGGGCTAACAAGGTGCGTGGACAAGAACTGTGTGCAGGTCATTTAAGGCAACATAATAAGCAGAAAGGGGACTAAGTGGCATACGCTCAAATGAACGCAACTTCGTTGCGTCAAGCAGTACGGGACATCACCGATTTGGATGCTACCGATTTACCTGATGCTTTGCTAAATCTTTATATTCGTGACGGCTATTACCGTATTTTGGATATTGAGAAGCGTTGGGATTTTCTTGCAAAAACTTTTACTTTTAACACTGTTGCTGACCAGCGTGCATACAGTATTGATGCTTTTACTGCTGACCCTATGGCGCAGATTGTTTCCATTGTGGACAACACTGGTGTTGGTTCTCGTTTGGATATGGTTTCGCATGATGAGGCTGAGAACACTTATATTGGTTCGTATGACACTAGTAGCGACCCTTTGTTTTACACTATTTGGGAAGGCAAAATCCATTTGTATCCAAAGCCGAACGATGTTCGTACTTTGATTGTTCGTGGTTATCGTGAACCTATTGATTGGGTTACAACTGGCGGCAATGTGGATGCTAGTCCTAATTTGCATTTTGCTTTAGTTTATTATGCTTGCAGTCGTGTTTATCAACGGCTTGAAGATGTCGCTATGGCTGATGTGTATAAGCGTTCTTTTGATGAGGGTGTTGCTTTGGCTGTCAAAAACATTAAGACCCCTAACAGTCATGCGCATTTGGTGTTGTCTGCTGGTTATACCGCTGGTCGTCCTACTTTTAATGGTTGGATGACTCGCATGGGGCAGGGTTTGAAAAGTAATCAATAATGGCTGGTTTAAACATTACAGAGGTGAGCGATTTTACTGGTGGTCTGAACTTTCGTGCAGACCAATTTCAGTTGTCTACTTTTGAATCACCTGACATGAACAATGTTGAAATTGACCCTAGAGGTGGTGTGTTTAGTCGTGGCGCATACCGTCAGTTGAACACTACTGCAATTGCTGGTACTTGGAGTCCACAGAAGTTGTATTCTTTTAGTGGTGCCACGCCAACAATTATGTTGGCTAACAGCACCAAAGTTTATAAATCAACTGGCGGCAACTTTACTACTTTGCAGTATTCTTCGGGTAACGATATTACTTCTACTAGTGCGCATGGTGTTTGTATGGCACAGTGGGCTGACTCAATGTATATTGCTACTGGTTCCAGTGGTAGCGGTGGTTATGTTTGGAAAACATCCAGCACTTACGCCACAGCATTGACAGCATCGGGTACTAATCCGCATGACTGGCAAACAACTCCTGATGCTACGCAACGCAAAATGCCCACAGCAGAACATCTTCTTGTCCACGCTAATAAAATGTGGGCTGCTAACACCACCGAGGATGGAACATATTATCCAAACAGATTGCGTTGGTCTTTGGAGAACTCTCCTGAAAACTGGGACGAGGACGACTATTTTGATATTGTTGGTGGTGGCAACGGTATTACTGGTATGGCTGTTGCTTCAGGTCAACTTGTTGTTTTTAAACCCAGTGCTGTTTACATTATTTTTGGTTACGCTTCCGACAACTTCCAAGTTGTTGAACTAACAACCCGTTTGGGTTCTATAAGCCATCACTCTATTGCTCAGGCGGAAGATGGCGTATATTTCTTTAGCCATAATCAGGGACTATATTTTTATAATGGTTCAACGATTAAAGACATGTTTAACAATTTGCGTACCGCAATTGACTTGAACCATATTAATCCTGCTGACCATGAATCTATTAGTGTTTCTTATGTTGGTCGCCGTGTTTGGGTTTCGGCACCATACTCCACTGATAGCACTCCTACTGTTCCTACGGTAAATTTTGTTTTAGACCCGACTATTCGGGGTGGTGTTTACACAAAGTTTTCTTCGCATGATGGTTACGGTTTGGTTGGTGGTTGCAACTGGACTGATTCTTCTAAGAATGATTATCGTTTGATGTGTCATCCTACGCAAGCGTATGTTTTGAAGGTTGACATGTACAACGAAGAGTCGGACAACATTTCGGGTACTGATGTTGCTTTTTCTAGTTATTATAAAACCCGTTGGTTTGATGGCGGTTCTTATATGCAAAAAAAAATGTTTCGCAGACCTGATTTTGTTGTTAAAGAATCTGATGCGGCACAAAATATTACAGTAAAAATTTATCACGACTTTGTTGAGGGTGAAGGTAACGAGCAAAAGATTTTTGACATTTCCCAAACACCTGCAGTGTCGGCTTTGTTGTGGGGTTCGGGTTTATGGGGTGAAGATTGGGCTAGTGGTGCAGCAAGTTCTATTGTTCTTGCTGGTCGTAACCTTGGTTTAGCAAGGTGTGTCCAACTGGAATTTATTGGTCCCTCTAGTCAAAAATGGGGTATTAACAGTATCGGTTACAAATATCAAGCACGAAGGATTAAAGGTTAATTATGGCAACTCTTAGTATTCCAAATACTTTTGTCAACGGCACGCCTGCCGTTGCCACAGAAGTTAACGCAAACTTCAACCAAGTCAAAACTTTTGTTGAAGCATTGGCAGCAGGGACAAACTTGGACGATGGTTCAATCGTTTATAGCAAGTTGGCTGCCGCTACGGTTACGGCTTTGACTGCTGCTGGTGACGGTGACCAAGTGGTTTTGGGTTCACAGATTTTCGGCTGATGCAAAACGGCTGGCAAACTCCCTTTCTGTCCGTGCTGACAGGTACAGATAAAGATGCTTTGCAACGCATTTTTTCTTCTCTTCAGGTTGAGTTGTCACGGTTACAGCAAGAAATTGATTTATTGAAGAGTGCTAACTCTTCTACCAACAAGGAACGGACGAGGTATTAATATGAGTATGTATGATGCGTATTCAGGTGATTATGGGCTGACTGAGGCTGCGGCTATCCGCAGAAAACAGCAGCGTTCTATCGCTAATACACAGTCTGCAATGTTGGGTCAGCAGCGTGGTTCACGCAAACTTGCCGATATTAGCCGCAAATATGTTGAAGGTTTCGGACCTAAAATGGCTCAGTATGGTAGGCGTGGATTGGCTGGTCCTAATGTTCAGTCAGGTATTCAACGCAAAGGTTTGGAACAGTATGCCCGTAGTTTGCAAGAAAGTTTGGGTGCTGAAACAACCAACATTCAAGACGAGTTGAATCGTATCAGTATGGATGAGGCAAATAATCAGGCTGACTTAGAGGCTTATATTGCTGATTTAAAGTTGCGTAAAAACCAGTCTATTGTTGATGCCGCTACTGCGTTGCGTCAACTTCAAGGATACTAATTATGGCTATCACATATATTAATGGTCGTCTTGTTCGCACCTCAGAGGGTGACAAGGCTATTGCTGCAGCAAAAATTGCGAAGCAACTTCAGGAAGAAAATGCTGCACGCTTAAAAGGTTTAGAGAAGCAACAAAAAAGTTATGTTGCACCAGTGGTAAAAAACCCTGCAGGTGCTGGAACTCCTCCAGCAGCAGGCGCAGGTCCAGCGGCAGGTGGAGCAGGAATGGCAGGAAAGGCTAATATGACACCCGAACGAAGTTATGTAGAGCAGCAACTCACTATTTTGGGTATGAAAGATACTCCTGCTAACCGTGCAAAGTTGCGTAACGAGTATCGTACTGACCAAGCCAAAATTGAAGCCGACACAGCGAAGGCTGCGGCTCAAACCGCTGGCGACCAAAGTGCATTTGAAGCAATTCTTAATGCTGCTACTGGTTATGAATCTACAGCAAAGACTGCTTCCGAAAAAGCGTTGGATGCTTTAAGGGAACTTTATGCTCCACAGGAAACTGCTTTGGGAACTCAAAGGCAGTCACAGATTGATTTGTTGAAGAGTGTGTTGGGTCAGTCTGCTGCCGATATTAAAACTGGTGAAGAAAACTTTATTTCAGGTATTCGTCCTACTACTGCTTATACTGATTTGCCGTTGACGGCTTTGCCGCAACAGCAGAACGCTTTAATTGCTGCGTTACAATCGCAAGGTGCGGGGACAGGTGAGGTTCAGGCACAGCAGGCTTCTGATGAGGCGTTGAATCAGTTCACTAGGCAGTTGTTGCAGCGTTCCGCTGCACAGTATGGTGATGTTCAACAAAACTATTTGAACTCGCTTGTTAACGCTGGTCGTGGTGCTTCTCAGGCTGGTCGTGACTTTTTGTCTTTGGAAAAACCAAGACTGGAATCAGGTATCCAATCTAAGTATGATGAGTTGTTGGCTGGTTTGGCTGGTGACCGTGCTTCAGCGGAATCTGATGTTCAGAAGCGTTTGCAGGATGCTTTGGATGAGGCAGCCAAAGTCCGTGTAGGAGCCACAGAGAAATACCCTATGGCTAAGACACCTGTGGTCCCTGAGGCTCCCACAACGCCTCCTAATGCGGCTGGTGGCACGCCAGCAATGGAGGGTGACTTGTTGAGCGAAGAGGAGCGTAAACGCCTTAAAG